ACACCAAATGTCACACCATTAATCACCACGTTATTTGTCAAACGTGTAATGATTGCCTTGCGGATGAATTGAATCGGTTCTAACATTATTTAGTCAATTGTTTTAATTTTTGGTACAATCGTACATTAAGTAAACGTAATTCTGTGCGGATAGCAGGGAAAAAGAATGGACGGGCATACATTGCCTGTTTCTTTATTCCTTTGCCTTTCCATTGGGCCGCATAACTTGCAGGAAATCCGGCCTCTTGCAAAAACTTTAATGTGACACCACGACCTGTTCCAAATTCAACATATGGGGCATATGGTGCACGTGAAAAAACAACAACAGAACTTTCATTTTGCCTTTCGAATCCGGTTTGATTTCTCAAATTACCTGTATCGTGTGGGGCCGTAGATTTCATTCTACCAACCATCTGCATTGCTGTTGTGGTCAATTCATTTGACAATTCCTGTTTAGAGAATTTTGCCAACTGATCCATCCGCTTTCGCAGATCATCCATTTGTTTTGAATCGACCTTTATTTTAATCATTACCCTTCAATTTTGGTGGCTGTCATTTTAACCCAAAAATTCTCAAACGTTTGAAATCCTGAATTGATGCGATACAATGCCGAAAATCCCTCAACTTGCAACACATCCTCATTGGCAATCAAATCGGCTGTTTCCTTTCTGATTATGATTTCAATTTCGGTTGATTTTAATCTGATGCCCATACGTTCATCAATATCACCCTTTGATTCTTGCACACGGCACCACACGATGTCAATTGTCACATATCCACCCGGTGTAGTTCCACCATATCCATCATCGGATTTGGCCATCCTTTTAATCAGGATGCGTTGTTTTAAAATTGATGCCGTGTTGTTTGTTGCCATTAAATAAATACCGCTTTTATGCCATCCAATAATTTAGCCGATGCACTCGGAACCTCATTCACGGTCATCCCGGTAACAAAATCTGTGCGATTGTCGTAGTATGTCGAAACCATCATCAACAATGCCTGTTTTAATAGGCCATCACTCATTCCCTCTGTTGTGAAATCGATTTTGATATTAACCGCAGCCGGCTCAATCTCCACCATTGGATCACCTAAACCAAATACAGAAAATGAAACGGAAACACCTTTCACGGTCACATCATCAACGGATGCCACCGGCCCAAATGGAACATCAATGAATCCTGTTGTTGAAAAATCTAGGTAATAGGTGCGTTCCTTTGCGATAATATCACGGCTCATGTAGTTTTCCGCCGCTGTGTGTGCTGCCTCGATCATCAAATCAATCAACGTATCATCCGCCGTTGTGTCGATTCGGATATAATTCTTTGCATCTGTGCGTGAAATGATTGGAACACCAATCACATCATTAATCTTGATCTGCCGCATCCTTTTTTGCTTTGTTGCCCTTTGTCTTATAAACTATTTTTTCCTCCTTTGTTTCAACCTCTACGGCCTCCACAATTGGTGCAATAACTTCGGGCTGATCCTCAACCTTTGTGCCAAAATTATTTGCCAAATAATGTCTTTCAACATCAGCCGAAACCATTACGATTTCACCGGCCCTATGGTATCCTGTTTTATTATCGAATACCGTTTTTCTCATTAAAACTTTGCCCATTATTGTGCTATTTTTTGAACAAATATAAAAAGAAAAGCCACCCAATATTTAGGTGGCCTCTCTTAATTTGGAATTGTATTAAAACTAAACTCCGATTGCAGCGATATCCGTTGCAAATGTACCCTTAACGATTGCTAATGGTGCGTAGTTAGTTAATGCAATACGCTCTTGTAAACGTACCGTTACGAAACCATCACGAACGTTTGTCCCATCCTCACGGAAAAACTCTAATGATAAGTTTTCACGGATCCACATTTGTGTTCCTAGACCGAAATTACCTACTAAGTAAGTTCCTGCCGTTACCGCTGTGTTGATTACAACCGGTACACCTAAGAATTGTGGCTGTAAACCTGCGTAAACCTGATCTTTCAAATACTCATTTGTTGTTGACTTCAACAATAAGATTTTTGCAAAATCTGTTGGGTTTACCATGATGTAATCCGGACGATAGTTAACCAATGCTAATTGGTTGATTGCTACCGTTAAAACGTCAAATTGGTTTGCTGCTGTGATTGAATCTGCAAATCCGCCTGCTGCGAATGCTGTCGATCCTGATGTAACGATACCTGAAATGTTCGGTGCCGTTCCGTTACCATAAAGCAATTGTGCATCCTCAACCGTCAATAATTTTTCAGGTGCACGTGCCGCTAAATATGATGTTAATTGTGCTGTATCAGCCAACATCTCCTCAGAAATACGGAAATATGTTCCAACTTTCTGAACGTTTGCATCGTATGCCGTTAAATCGAAATCTGATTCAGGCAATGTTGAACCTTGTGCTGTTGCTGCTGCACCATTGTCATATGCTGATTCACGTACGTAACGAACAACCTCTGCATTTGTAGAACCTTGTGCCAATAATTGGCGCACGTGTACCGGACGTGTTGGATCGTACTTGATACCCGGAACGTATTGTGCCGGAATAACTTCACCTGTGAAATTAGCCGCAACGGTCATATCACCTGCCTTGATTTCGAATTTAGCTGAACGGCTTGATCCGTTTACTAAACCTTCTAAACCACCTTTTGTGATGCCATCGATTAACGATTGCTTGAATGATTGTGCGTTTGCACCTGTTGCTGTTTTCTTTGCTGCAACCTCTGCTGCATCGATACGGCCGTGGATTTCTGTGAATTTAGCCTCTAAATTCTTGATTTCGGATTTTAATAATTCATCCGCTTTGCCTGTTGCTGATGCAACTGCCTGACCTTCTGCTTTTGCGATTCTCGCATCAATTGCCGAATTTAATTCGTTCAATTGGTTTTTGATTTCTTCTGTCATCTTATTTTGACTTAATTTGATTGTTTAAATATGAAAATATTTCGGAAATATCGACCTGTTTAACTTCCGGCACGGTGACAATTTCTGTCGGCCGTGTGGTAACATCAATAAACAATGATTTCAATTTCATCAACTCACCCTCAATTGCGTATCCTAATTCATCAGATACGTTTTCCTTTTTGATCATTTTGGCTAAAATGTCGAAACGTTTTGCCAATAAATCCTGATCAATTTCACCCTTTGCATCGGTAATCAATGCCATTGGGTTTGCTGCTAATGTAACGCATGAAATTTCGTACAACTTGCATTCTTTTAATTCACGCACTCCATCCTGTCTGTAATTCTTTACAATTGGCATAATACCAACTGAATTTTCAGAAATCACACCATTTTTCATCAACAACAAAATGTCCTCGCCCATTCGTGTTTTCGGGATCTCAGCAACGAAATACAACCCTTTTGCATCCTCACGTAATTCTGTGAATTTACCTAATGGCTGATCAATTCTGTGTTGGTTGCAATATCTTACACGTGATCCGTTTTCTGATAATGTTTTAGTATATGCCCCTTGCAAAATGATGTCATTGTCTGAATCAATATTGCCAAAAATTGAACCATATCCCGAAACAATACCGTTTGCCTCATCAATGTCATCAATCCCAATGGATGTTTGTTTGTAAATCATAACCTTTCTTTTGCCCAAAATTAGTCAAATTGCTAATTAGAAAACCTATTGTAAAAATTAATTTTAACCACCTAAATTTTCACCTGCAATGATTGTCCCTGTTGCACCTGTGATTATTTCAGCACTATTGATTGCATCAACGATTGTTGCCTGTGCAATTCCAAATCCTAAATCTGTAATTGGTGCCCCAATTGTGTTTGCCCCTGCCTTTGGCAATACAATCATTGAACAACGGCAATTGATTACGTTACTTGCCGATCCATTAGGATCACCCGGCCTTTGTAATGATTCGGCACCAACCGAAAATTTGCTATTGAATGGAACAACCTGATTGTTTGCTGCCTGATGTGCCGGCCTTACTCTTGCATCATATCCCGATTTCCAAGTTTTCGTCATATCTGAACCCGGAAACAGATTCAATGCTGCCTGCTCTGTTGCATAATTGGCTGCATTCGTTGCCTCTGTCCTTACAATCCTGCGTGCCTGATAATCAGCCAAACCATCAAATTTTTGTCGCAACATTTTGGCCTGAACCTTTTCACCGGCTGACATAAATATTGGATCGGCCATAAATTGTCGCAATGTATTTGTCAATGTTGCCTGTGCCGTTGATGATACCATTGTCACCCTTTGGCCTGCCACCTGATTCCCCATAAATGCAAATGCATTAGCCCAAATGGATTGCATATTACCTGCATCGGCTTTCGGCAAATATTTTTCAACGTTTCGGGAATACCAATTTGCAAATTGTAAACCGATTTTGGAATACATTCCCTCGTACATTCCAACATATTTGCTGTCCTGAAAAAATCCCTGTGCGGAGGCCGATGTCATTGCCTTAACCTTTAAAAATAGGTCAATGGCATCATTGTATTCGGCTTTGTAAAACTCCGTAAAATCCCTGATTGATGTGCGTTCCGCTTTACTCAATTCCTTTTCGAACTCATCCGGCCAATTATCTGTCGATTGTGCCTTTTCCTCTTTCGGTGGATTAAATAGATTGCTACATACCGCCACACGTTGATCAATAGTGCCAAAATCATTGACAATATTAGGATCAACAACACAACGGCCCATAAAATCATTTTGGCTTTCACCTTCAAATGGTTTAGGCAATGGCATATTTAGTCAATTTTTAGTGACTTTGGATTCTCCAATGATGGCATTGATGGATTCTGTGCCATCAAATTTGCCGGGATAAAATAATCATCCATGAACGCATTTTCTATGTCCATTGCGTAATTCATTGCATCACGTTTTTCGTTTGGTGTAACCCACCACGCAGATGCCAACTGATTGACCAATTTATCAACTTCCTCTTGCATCTCGCTGATGGCTGTGAAATCAAAGTCAATGAAATATTCATCACCTTTGCCGTATTTTGGTGCCAACCAACGATTCAATTCATCACGTATCTTGATCAATTCAGGAATCACCGCATTCTGATAAAGGGCCTTTTTGGCTTCCTTCATGTTGTTGTATGTCGATGAATCCGTGTTGTTTAACAATTGAACCGGAATATTGTAGATATTACATAAATCCTTAATGGTGCCATTGTATTGCTCAATCAATGACAAATCTGATGCATTCAAACCAAAATTCACCCATGATAAATCCTTTGATGAAATTATCACATCACCTGCATTGGATGAACCTTGATATGATTTTCTAAATTTATCCTTCAATGCCTGACCTTGTACCTCAGTCAAATTACCATCCTTTGAAATCAACATACCACGTGATGTTTGATTCTGCAAATATTTTAATCCGGTGGTTACGGCTTCATTGTTGGCCGATAAAACACGCAGGCCGGCACGCAAAGGTGATTGGCCATATAGGTTTGAACCGCTGCTGTCGTAATCCGGATTAAAATCTTTTATGTGACAAATTAATTCGGGTGCCACCTCAATCATTGAATTATATTGAATTTTGTATCCTGCCACCGGCTGCATCACACCGCCTGAAACAATCTCAACTAACTGTGATGGCAATGAATATAATTCTGTGAATTTTCCTTGATTTGGCCCTGAATCAGGCCCGATTCCGTAGATGTAACGATTGCCGGTAAGTTTACCAAATGCAACTAATTCACCCAACCATGCAGAAAACGATTGCTCAGGGTTTGGTCGCTTCAATAATGCCTCCAATTCTGAATCCTTAACCTCCTCAAATGCTCTTTTGCGTAATATGTTGGCTTTGTACATTGCATTACCATCCATCACACCTGATGTCATTGCCTTGTATTGCTTTGCTGATCCCTCATTTGTAACCC